AAATACATGATCGTATTGATATGGTATTGGATAAGATGGAAGCTTCCAATCAACGCATAATGGATGAATTCAAATCTTTAAGGTCTGATATGCAAGACCACAATAAAAATGAAAAAGAGGCACTAGATAAGCTTCTGCAATGGAAGTGGATGGTTGCCGGTGGTATTATTGTTGTTTCATGGTTGATTTCTAATGTAAATATTAATACAATATTGAGTTCGATTAAATAATTTTATTTCTTATATTATGAGCATTTTTATTGATAGGTCATTCCTACTAAGGGTATCTGGTAAATTACAAAGATTTCAAAGAAAGAAGGATGATCTTTTTAACTTCAGATGCCCTTATTGCGGTGATTCACAAAAAAATAAAGCAAAGTCTAGAGGATACATTTATCGCAAGAAGAATGATTATTTCTTCATGTGTCATAATTGTGGTGCCTCAACAAACTTTTATAATTTCCTGAAGCAAGTTGATCCGGAACTTGTATCAGAATACCAACTAGAACGGTATAAAAATGGTGACAACAACAAGAGTAACCATGTTGAACCATCTTTTGATGATCTGAAACAAAAACCCATATTTAAAAAGAAATTAAGTTTAGAATCAATTTCTGATTTACCAGATGAACATTTTGCAAAGCAATATGTCATCAAAAGAAAAATACCTGAAAAATTTTATTCTGAGTTATATTTCGCACCAGATTTTAAAAAATTCATAGAAGAATTAGAAGTGGATAATGATGGTTTAAGAGAAGATGACCATCGTTTGGTTATACCTTTCTATGACAAAGAAAAGAATTTAATTTCTGTTCAAGGAAGAGCTCTCGGTGAATCCAAACTAAGATATATAACTGTGAAACTACATGATGAGAACAAAAAGATTTATGGTTTAGACAGAATTGATGAAGAAAAACCCATCTATGTAGTCGAAGGTCCCATAGATTCGATGTTCATAGATAATGCAGTAGCAACAGCAGACTCTAATTTGCAATCGATTACCGATGTTTTGGACAAGTCCAAAGTCGTTCTGGTGTTCGACAATGAACCTAGAAACAAAGAGATTGTGAAACAAATGGAGAAAGCAATTGATGAACATTACAATGTCGTTATCTGGCCAGAATTTATTGATGATAAAGACATTAATGATATGATACTATCTGATTTTTCACAGGATGAAATTCAAGATATTATAAGTAAAAATACATTCGTTAATTTGAGAGCGAAAATGGAATTTGTGAATTGGAAGAAAGTATAAATTATGAAAGTAGAATTGTTATCATACACACAACCATCAGAACGGTTTGCGGAAAATATGACAGAACTGGTTGCATTTTGTGCCAGAGTGTCGAATCCAGGAAACCAACACAACCATGAAACAAGTGAGAAGTTAATTCGATATTTGATTAAACACCAACATTGGTCACCACTAGAAATGGTGAGCGTTTGTTTAGAGATTGAAACCACAAGAGATATTGCAAGACAAATATTAAGGCATCGTTCTTTTTCTTTTCAAGAATTTCACAAGATGCATATGAGTGGGCTATACAACATGGAATTGCAAAAGAACAGGCAAGAGCAGTATTACCTGAAGGCATGACAAATTCTAGATTATACATGAACGGAACACTTAGATCATGGGTACATTACATACAATTACGTAGCGAACAAGGAACACAAAAAGAACATCGTGAAATAGCAGTCGCTTGTGCAGAAGCAATTGAACCAATATTTCCAATGATTAAAGAATTTGTATCAAAATAATTATAATAAAGGCAATGTATGGAATATCTAGGAATAAAAATTGATTTAGAGAGAGATGGATTATTTGATGAACTTGGAATTAAAAGACTTAAAGAATCTTATATGCGAGAAGATGAAGAATCTCCTCAACATAGATTCGCATTTGTTTCGAAAGCATTTGGTACGGACATAAATCATGCACAAAGATTATATGAATACAGCAGTCGTCATTGGCTCTCTTACTCTACTCCCATTCTTTCTTATGGTCGCAGTAAGCGTGGTCTTCCTATATCATGTTTCCTTAATTACATTGAAGATACTGCGGAGGGATTAGTTGACAACCTATCAGAAACAAACTGGCTTTCTATGCTCGGTGGTGGTGTGGGCATTGGCTTTGGTATTCGAGCCGCTGATGATAAGTCTACGGGTGTTTTACCGCATCTTAAAATATATGATGCATCTTCTCTTGCGTATAGGCAAGGTCGTACTCGTAGAGGTTCTTACGCCGCTTATCTCGATATTTCTCATCCTGATATCATTTCGTTTTTGGAAATGAGAAAACCAACAGGTGATCCTAATGATCGTTGTTTAAATCTGCATCATGGAATTAATATCACCGATGATTTCATGGAAATTATTGAAAAGTGGGTTTGAAGATTCACCAGTCCAATTTGTGTTCTGAAATTATTTTACCAACAAACGAAGAAAGAACCGCAGTATGTTGCCTTTCTTCACTCAATTTGGAGTATTATGATGAATGGAAAGATGATACCTTGTTCTTACGTGATGTCGCTGAAATGTTGGATAATGTGCTCCAATTTTTTATTGATAGCGCTCCTGATGCCATTGCTCGTGCCAGATTTAGCGCTCAACGGGAAAGAAGTATTGGTGTTGGCGCTCTCGGTTTTCATGCTTACCTTCAGCGCAATAATATTGCTTTCGAAGGAGTAATGGCGAAAGTTGCAAATAATAGAATGTTCAAACACATTAGAGCATATCTAGATCAAGCAAACATATATCTTGGAAGACAAAGAGGTGAAGCACCAGATGCTGCTGGTACCGGCAGAAGATTTAGTCATCTCATGGCCATTGCGCCAAATGCATCATCTTCTATCATTATGGGTAACACCAGTCCTTCTGTTGAACCTTATCGTGCCAATGCTTACCGACAAGACACACTATCAGGTTCTTCATTAACAAAAAATAAATGGTTGGACCAAATTATACAAAAAGAATCTGAAGGCAAACCAGAAGATTGGGCCGAAGATGTGTGGCGTAGTATTATTGCTAATGATGGATCAGTACAACATCTAGAATGGATGGATGAAAATACGAAAGCTGTTTTTAAAACATCTATGGAAATAGATCAACGATGGGTGATTGAACTGGCTTCAGACAGACAACAATATATCGATCAGGCACAATCTATAAATCTTTTCTTTAGACCAGATTCGCATATTAAATACATTCACGCCATACATTTCATGGCATGGAAAAAAGGACTTAAAACACTCTATTACTGCCGTTCAGAAAAGATTGGTAAGGCAGATAAAGTATCTAAGAAGATTGAACGACAAGTCATTAAAGAAATAGACATGACACAAATAGCGCAAGGCAATGATTGCATTGCTTGTGAGGGATAAAATGAACAAGAAAAAAGAATTAAATATAACAGAAGAAAGAAATTACTTCAAACCATTCAACTATCCATGGGCATATGATGCCTGGTTGAAACATGAACAATCACATTGGTTACACACAGAAGTACCAATGCTTGAGGATGTAAAAGATTGGAAAAAGAAATTAACAAAAAGTGAGAAAGAATTCTTAACACACATTTTCCGTTTCTTTACACAAGGTGATATCGATGTGGCTGGAGGTTATGTTCGTAACTATCTGCCATATTTCTCTCAACCAGAAGTTCGCATGATGCTAATGGGTTTTGCTGCACGTGAAGCATTACACATTGCTGCATATTCACACCTCATTGAAACTCTTGGTTTACCAGAAACAACCTACAATGAATTTCTAGAATATGGAGCCATGAAAGAGAAACATGACTATGTTCTCGATATATCGGCAAACAACTCCACAAAAGAAAACACCGCAACACACATTGCTGTATTCTCCGCATTTACAGAAGGTATGCAATTGTTTTCTTCATTCATTATGCTGTTGAATTTTCCAAGACAAGGTAAGATGAAAGGTATGGGCCAGATTGTTACTTGGTCTATTGTAGATGAAACACAACATTGTGAATCTATGATTAAGTTATTCAGAACTTATGTTGAAGAAAATCGTGAAATATGGACAGATGAATTAAAATCGAAGATATATACGATTGCAGAAAGAATGGTTGAACTTGAAGATAAATTTATTGACCTTGCTTTCGGCATAAACACAATGGAAGGTCTATCAGCCGAAGATGTTAAAAAATACATTCGATATATTGCTGATCGTAGATTAATATCATTGGGCCTAAAAGGCGTATATAAAGTAAAGAAAAATCCTCTACCTTGGGTTGAGGAAATGATTAATGCACCAACACACACCAACTTCTTTGAGAATCGTGCTACAGACTATGCAAAAGGAGCTTTATCAGGAGACTGGAGTGATGTTTGGGCACATTAGGAGTATCAAATGCAAAAATATGTTTCTGGAGATTGTGCAAACTGTGAATCAACATATAACGTAGAATATATGGAAACCATGGTGTCACAAGAATTGCCTGAGCATTGTCCGTTTTGTGGTGAAGTCATTGAAGAATTATCGGAGTCCTATATAGAGGATGAAGATGATTTTGATGATGACGAAAAATGGGATCGATGCTAAATTGGCAGTACAACAATAAAGATTTTACGGAAGACTTGATTGGTGATAATTACGGGTTCGTGTATCAGATAACTAATCTGACGAATAACAAGAAATACATAGGCAAGAAATTTTTTTATTCTGCCAAAACCAAACAGGTCAAAGGTAAAAAAAAGAAGTTCAAAGTCCAAAGCGATTGGCAAACTTACTATGGAAGTAGTGACATTCTAAAGAAAGATGTGTTAGAATTGGGTCATGAAAATTTTAGTCGAGAAATTATACATCTTTGCCGTTCTAAAGGTGAATGTGGATATCTTGAAGCTAAAGAACAATTTATTCGTGGTGTAATGGAAAGTGATGATTACTACAACACATGGATAATGGTAAGAGTAAGAAAATCACATATAAAGGACTATAATGCTAGACTTCCTCACGTATCTTAAAGATGAAAATTATGATGCTTATTTCTTTTTGCCAGGCGAAAAGGAAAATCAAATTCATGTAGAGGCATCACTCTATAAGAATCCAGGTGAAGGTTTGGGTTCCAGCGCATTGGGACACAATTATCATGTCGTGCTATTCAGAGAAGATGAG